AGATTCAGACTTTTAGGAATAAACAATGGCAGAGCAACAATACTTTTACGATAAACAAATTAGAAGATACATTCAACAGTTTATAAGACTGTTTAGTGGATTCAGTGTGCAAATGGGCAAGGATGATACTGGCTTAGCACAAATGCAATTAGTTCCTGTGCGATACGGTGATATTAATCGTATGGCAGCACACATAACAAGAGAGAATAGTGAAAACATTGTTAACACTGTTCCATTTATTAGTTGTTATGTAACTAACTTAGCAATGGCTCCTGAATTAAGAACATTACCATCACATGTTGATAAGGTCCAAGTTGTAGAAAAGAAATTTGATGATACCAGTGGTGAATATTTAAACGAACCGGGTAACAGATATACAATTGAAAGACATAAACCTGTTACATATATGTTATCAATGAATTGTGATATATGGACATCAAACACAGAACAAAAATTACAACTACTAGAACAAATATTAGTATTGTTTAACCCTACTTTAGATATTAGAACATCATCTAACCAATTTGATTGGAGTTCATTAAGTTATGTAGAAATGAAAAATACAAACTGGAGTAGTAGAAGTGTTGGTAGTAGCATTGATGATATTATTGATGTAGCTTCTGTTCAATTTGATATGCCTGTTTTAATTAACCCTCCTGCAAAGGTTAAACAACAGCGACTTATACACACAATTATTAATCAGATGTATAATTTAGATGATGCAAACCTAGATAACTTTAAATTAGATGAGCTGTTTGATAAATCTACTGTAGAATATACTGTTGTTACATTTGAAGACAGAAAAGTTAAATATGAAGATGGAACTTTAACATTACTTACACTTACTGGATCTACTTTAGATTCATCTGGATTAGCATTAACTTGGGCAGAAGATTTAAAGAAATTTGGTATACTACGAGATGGTATTAGTCAGATTAGATTAAGAAAAAGTTCAGATCCAGAGAAAACTGATAATGATATTATAGGAAAACTATACGAACATCCAAACGATCCTGGTAAATTAAATGTTACTATTGATGAAACAACATTACCGACTAATACATTAACACCAATAACTGGCGTAGTGAACGGTAAAATTAATTATCCAGGAGACGGAACTGTTCCTACTCCAGTTGCAGGTGTTAGATACCTATTAATGGATTCAATTCCAGTTAGCTCAAATTGGAATGGATTATCAACTGCTAACAAATATGATATTGTAGAGTTTAATGGCAGTAGCTGGTTTATAGCATTTGATTCAGTGACACTTACTGCAACTTCACAATATTGTGTTAACTTAACAACACTTGATCAATTAGAATTTAAAGACGGTGAATGGTTTAATAGCTATGAAGCTGTATATAGTGCAGGGTTCTGGAGAATCTACTTATAATGATAGAAGCAAGTGGCTGTATTTTTCTTAGCTCACACACTGGAAGAATTTTATTACAACTTAGAAGTGGTGATGTTAGTCATGCTAAAACATGGGGCTTCTTTGGTGGTAAAAGTGAAAACAACGAACGACCTGTAGAAACACTACGCCGTGAAATAGTAGAAGAAATAGGCATGATGCCCGATATAATAAAAACTATTCCTATAAGTAAGTTTACAAGTGGTAATGGAAGATTTATATACAACAGTTTTGTTGTATTAGTTAATCAAGAGTTTATTCCTATTCTTAATGCCGAAAGCGATGGTTATGCTTGGGTTGACATAGGTAAATGGCCAAAGCCGTTACACCCTGGTGCAAAGATACAATGCAAATCTAGAGATTTTTTAAAGAAAATAAAAACTATCTACACAAATGCATAGATAGTTTTAAATTAGTTGGCGCTAATACGCTTTTTCATACTTTCCACAAACTGTTCACGCAACCATTCAAAATCATTAATTTTGTTTAGTGCTTCAACATCATCTTTGTGTTCAATGCCGTATGCTTTTCCTTCATTTGCGCCTTTGATACAATAGCGTCCAAAACGTCCACCATTATCAATCTCACACCACGTTTTTAATCTATCTTCAGTTTCTTTAACTGGAGCATTAGGATTAATTTGTGATGCTAGTTTTACACATTCACGGAATGCACTACGCCATGTGCGGAATGGATCTTTATTAAATCTAGTGATGTTTGATACATCTCTAACTGGTTGATAAAATGCTGATCCTGTGCTAAAGTCTGGAAGCACGTGGCCCATTTCAATAACTTGTTGTCTTGGAAATAATTTTATGCCACCATATCCATATTCCAAATCATTAATTGGATTACGAGCAAACCAAACGTATGTTGTAGTAGAACGTTTTGCCATTGGTGGTATGTAATCAAAACAAAAGTCATTCATAATATCTGCATCTGCATCAACAATGTATACCATTTCTGATTTAGCCATCTCACCTGCTTTTTTATGTGCGTTGCCGATGCCTTCAACATTCTTAACATGTATTGCATCTGGGAAACGAACTTTTAGTTTTTGATAATTTTGATCTGCTTCTGCTTCGTGGAAACTAATCATAACAATATCAAAATCTGCTTCGTGATAAGATCCTATCACTTTATTTTTTACTGCTCCGTGTATTACACCGCCTGTTGGAACTAATTGGATATCTCCCCAATTTACAGGACGGCCTGTTCGTTTAATTACTTTTGGAAATTTATGTATAACATTGTGTCCCACATCACTTGGTTTATAATGCCAAGGAAAGTTAGGGTTTACTGTTGCACCTTTAAGAACAACCCATACCATTTCAGATTTGCCTGTATATTCAGCGGCCATCTCTGTTAATGTGTCTATGTCTGTTGTCTTTTGATCTACATAAATTATTGGGTATGGAGTAAAGATAAATTTCTTTAGTCTATCCCATGGTGTAATTACACTTTGTCCTTGAAAACTAAGTAAATTATTGTTTGTTGAAATTTTGCTAATCATAACAATCGCCTTTTATTGTGTATTCTTTCATGCCTATATGTGCAACTCTGTCGCTTAACGCATTATCTACATGTGATGTGTATCCATGCATTGAAGCTTTTTTGCAAAAATATATATCTTCTCCCATTAAGTTAGTGTAGTCATTATTCCATTCAACACTATAATGCGGTCTTGATATATTTTCATATACACATTTATTTACCAATAACAAACCACTGCCTAATGCAAAGACTTCTTCGACACCTGTTCCGCCAAATACTCTTTTATCTAGATTAGATTCATTTTTAAATGCTACTGGTCTATGTGGTTTTACCCTAGTGCTATAATTTGCACCTACTATATCTTTTTTATGAGACAGCAAAGAAAATAGTGTGTCTGGTGGAAACTTCATATCACTATCAACCCAAAATATATGAGTTGCTTGTGTTTCTAAAACTTCATCAACTAGCTGTTGACGTTGCATTGCTACTTCACTACCCATTACCATATGCAAAGAAACTTTTTGCCCGCTCTCGCCACATTTTTTCATAAGCATAGCTAAACTATAACTAAATGTAGATGTTACTAGGTCCCTAACTGGAACACATATTGCAACATTTGAGGTTGGGTCAGGTTTCTGTATAAACTTGGGTATACTTACCATTTAAATTAATTAGTAAGTTCTGAACCAAGCTCTGCTTCTATTTCTTGAACTGAATCATTTAATGATTTAGCAAGTGTAGTAGCTGACTTGACGCATGACGAAAACGCATCATCAGATAATGATGACATGTAGTTCATGTGTTCTGGTTGAACTTTACCAACTGTAAGAATATCAATTGCGGCTAAACGTGCAAGACGTGAAACCCAATATTCTTCTTCTGTGGCTTCAATGTTGCTAATTAAAGCGTCAAATTCGCCGTTTTTAGCAACAAAGTCAGTTGCCACTGCTTCTAGTATTGCTAAGTCTTGATGTTGCTGTGTGCGGGCTTGCATTAGCTCTTTTTGTAATTCTAATGCTTGGCGTTCTACTGTTGGATGTGCTCCTAGTAGAAAGGTTTCTATTTCAAATCTTGTTCTTGAACTCATAGTTTTCTCCTGTATTGAGTATACTTTTATATATTCTATTTATTATACAACATAATTGAAACACTGTCAAGAGCTAATTGACAGTGTTTCTTAAATATTTTTAAATATTATGATGCGCCTGTTGAGTTAGGGTTTTGCCATCCGCCAAACGTAGCTGATAGTCTGATGTTAGTAGTCACGTTAGGTGAGATATACGTTCCTAATTGGTATAGTGAAACTGATCCACTTAATCCAAAATAATTACGCACGGTGCTCATGCTAATCTGTGATCCTGTTGCTGGTAATGCCATTCGTTACTCCTCGAGTTTATTAACGTTAACAAACATTCGTTTGCTAGTTATATTTATCGTAATCGATATCTTAATTGTGTTTAAGGTTAATTATCTTCTACCTGTTAAGAACTCCACCTGTTCTGTAAGTTCGTCTATTTGTAGTTGTTGTTCTTTTATTGCTTCAATTAGAACACCTACTATATTTCCGTATGCTACAGATTTATAGCCTGTGTTATCATCGTTATGCACTACTTCCGGTAATACTTTTTCTGTCTCCTGTGCTATAACACCAGTTGCCTGTCTTAGTTCGCCGGTTAGTGAATCTGTTTTATCAAACATAACTCCACGCATAGATTTTACTTTGTCTAATGCATCTTCGATTGTTGTTATGTTACTTTTTAATCTTTCGTCTGAGAATGCAGTAATATCATCGGTTGCTGTAAAGCTACCTGTATAACTTCCACTCATTGTAAAC